GGAGACAAACACCCCGATGATAAGCGAGGACGAACTGGTTCTAGTCGTAAAGGGGCTAGGGGCCGTCCCAGCCTTCAAGAACAAAAAAATTATCGTAGGGAAGCGGCTCATCACCGCCCCAAAGGCACGGCAATGGATGGTATCGGCTGTGAGCAATATGTACTCACAGTTGAAATCCTTGTATCAGACAAGCGGCGGCGCGACCTCGACGGTGCGTTGGCAACAATCTGCGACTGCATTGTTGCCTTACGACGACAACTGGAAAGCGATACCGGAGATAACAGTTAAGGTTCGCATGGTGGAGAAGGGGGAAGAAGGAGCCATCATCCGGTTAACAAGACTCTCCCCGGCATAAACCGGGATAATAAGAAAAACAGAAAAGAAAAAGGAAACGACGAATGAGTGAAGTAGAGCAAGCAGTAGTAGACGGTACGCTTGAGTGGGCGCACCTGACTCCCGGCAAGCCAAACGACATGAGCGGCAAGTATCAGGTTGACGTGTGCAACCTCACTGCCAAGGCCGTGAAGGCGTTGAAGGATATAGGGCTGACCATTCAGGACGGCAAGAACAAGGGTAAGCCTGAGAAGGGACATTACATCACGCCCAAGGCGACAAAGCCTGTAACGATTGTGGACTCGAAGCGCAATCCGTTCACTGGGGAAGAGCGCATCGGTAACGGGACAACCGCACGAGTGGCGGTTCGTGCCTTCGCATACAACTTCAAGGGGAAGGATGGAATCGGCGCAGGATTGCAGGCTCTTCAAATCCTAGACTTGAAAGAATATAATCCTGCTGCGATGTTCTCCGAAGAGGAAGGGTACGAATCAGAGCCTGTGGCAAAAGCTGTGTTCACCGACCCTTGGCCCGAAAAGGAAAGTGACTGATTATGATGAGTTCGCGGTGAGGCGTCTGTGCGCTGGAATAGTCGAACAAGCTATTTTCGACCATCGCACTGCCCTCACTCGCGGACTCATTGATGAAGACACGAACCCAGCAAGACAATTAAATGCAAGTGAGGCTGAAATGATTTCATCGCTGTACTGGTATTTCCACAAAGGTGGACTCGAAATAAATCTTGAGACAGGCGGTTTTAACATTTCAATAAAGGCAATACAGAGGAGGATACGTGAGCGAATTATTAGACATAAGGAGGGGGAAGCCTAGTGCTTCCAGAGCAGCGGCATACGAAAAATGTGCCGCTACACATCAAGCCTGCAAGGGATTCAAGAATGAATCATCACCAGCCGCACAGGCTGGCACCAACCAGCACAACTACATGGACGGCGAAGAGGTTGCCCTCACTGAGGAGCAACTGGAGTCGTGTACTGAGGCTGAGGCACAGAAGATAGGGGTCATGGACTTCATGTTCCCTGACTGGCGCGACAAGCCGCCAATGGTAATCACCGAGGAACGAATGTGGTTCAAGGGCAACCGCTACTCAGGCGTGCCTGACCTGCTCGCAATCAAGGACAAGAAGGCACTGCTTGTTGATTACAAATTCGGAAGGGGGAGGGTGGCACACGCCAAGGACAATTCCCAGTTGAAGTGGCTGTCCGTGTTGGTAGATGAAAAGTATGACGTAGATGAAATCACTGGCGTAATTATTCAGCCTGCCTGTGGGAACTACACAATGGCTACGCGCACCAAGCCCCAGCTAAAGAATGCTCGTCGCTCCGTCATGTCAACGCTCCGCAGAATGGAGGCAGAGAACCCCGCAGCCAGACCCGGTGCAGACCAGTGCCGCTACTGCCTCGCCCGTGAAGCCTGTCCCGCATTGCATAAGAAGACAGAGGGCATCATGCGCATCGGTAAAGTGGAGGCGTTGTCGCCTGTGCAACTTGGCGCAGCCTTGGACATGGTTGATGCAGTCGAGTCCGTGTGCCGCTCTATTCGCAAAAGAGCGGGTGAGGTTCTTATCGAAGACGCCAACGCCATTCCGGGCTACACCCTGAAGAGGGCCAGCAGTCGGCGCAGTGTAAGTGATACTGCCGCCGTATTCTGTCGGTTGGCCGATGCAGGCTATGTGACCCAAGATGAGTTCATGGACGCCTGCTCTATTGGTGTCGGTAAGGTGCAAAAACTTGTCCAGCAAAACGGGAACGTCGGACAGGCTGAGGCCAAGAAAATTATTAACACGTTGCTTCATGGTTGCGTGGTGGAAAAAGAGGGGGAGCTAAAGCCATGCCGAGCCGAGTGATACGTGACGGAATCCTTGAAAGCGAATCCGTGAATGCCTTGAGCTGGGAAGCTGAATTGTTCTTTCGCCGCCTGATGAGCGTGGTAGACGATTTCGGTCGATACAACGCCTTACCAATGCTGTTGCGCAGCCGATGCTATCCGCTACAGTTCGACAAGGTGAGCGACAAGGACGTGGCTGGATGGCTGAAAGCCTGTGATAAGGTTGGATTACTGTTCCTCTATGTCGTTGATAATAAACCATATCTGGAGATATTAAACTTCGCACAAAGGACGCGACAGAAGTTCTCCAAGTTCCCAGCCCACGATGATCGTAATACAAAGAGCGGTCAACCGTCCGCAACTAACGGCGGTATGAAATACAGATGTCGGTCATATGCGCACGAAGACGAAGACGAAGACGAAGACGAAAACGAAGACGAACCAGCTAAGAAGCGAAGGGGGGCTTTAAGCAAAAAGTGGAAGCCTAATAAAAAGCATGAGCAGTTGGCAGGTGAGAATAAGATAAACTTAAAGTCAGCCGTGGAGATATTCCGCGACTGGGCGATAGCAGGAGGCAAGCAGTACGTTGACTGGGACGCCACCTTTCGCAATGCGCTGAAGGGGTGGCTCAGGGAACGCGCCCCAATGACCGACTCAGGATATACCGACGCTACAGGAGAGGTGCTAAAGCGATGGTAACACTTTTCAGATGCCCCAGCCCTCCAGCCGCGACCTCCTTACCCACGCCTGCCTCGGTGTGGGATTCAGCGGCGACTGGGGCATCTGTCTTTTTATTATGATTAACATTGTATTAGAGTGCGGAGAGATTGAGACTGCGCGGATGCTGGCGCAGGCACGACAACGATTCAACCGCGAAGCAGGCGTCTTCAACCGCCAACGCAGCCCTGAGTCAGCCTCTGCCATCGAGGTCAACGGCATGGGGGCAGAGCTGGCTTACTGCAAGGCATTCAACCTGTGGCCTGACCTGACCGTTAGCATCCGTTCAGGCGGTGCAGATGCACTGACCCATGACGGCAAATCCATTGACGTAAAATCTACCCCCAACGTCAACGGCAGACTCCTCGTGACACCAGACAAAATAAACCACGGCATCGACCTGTACGTCTTGGTCGTCGGCTTCATCCCCTTCTACAAGGTGATTGGCTATGCCACCCATAAAGAAGTATTCAACCCAGACAACCTATTAAACCTTGGACACGGCAGTGCCTATGGCCTGCCACAGGAGAAACTACATGAGTATGATGACATTGAGCTACAGAAATAACATCCAGAAAGACTTGAAGCGTGCCTTGGCAGACATCAAAGATGTCACCGGGGTTAAGCCCAAGGACGTACTGTCCCGGCTAAGGACTGCCGACGTTTCCACCGCACGCCACTTGGCCTTCTACCTGCTAAGGTCGTTACACCATCCCTACTCCAAGATAGCAAAGGCGATGAACAGGTCTGACCACGGCACAGTCGTTCACGGCGTCAACTCGATAAAGAACTACGCCATGATAGAACGCAAGATGGCGGCAAGGATGAAGGCTCTGCGCAAGAAGGGCTATGACATATGAAAACAGTCATCCACGTCAACCAGCACAACGTAAGGCGCAACCTGAAAACAGGGAGCCGCGACCCCGTGCTGACAGCGAAGACCTACAAGTCCAATAACTACGGCCACCACGCCACGATCAACGGCCCCAGCAAAGTCGTGTACCGACCTGATAAACCATTAAGCTGTGGGGCCACCTGCTGGATTGAAACTGAATCAGAGGTGGAGATGGCATGAGTGGCAACGCAAACCAGTTCGACATCGAGGTGCGGCAAGTGATAACCCGCCATCGCGCCGAGAACGACCTGACTTACGCCCAAGCCGTTGGCGTCCTGTACCTAATCCTGTCTGACCTAGCAGAGGAAGCAAAGGAGCGAGACTGAATGAGAACACCAGATAAAATACGAGACGCCAGCATGGAGCGGTTCAATGAACTGGCTGCTGATAAATTCGACAAGGGCCAAAAAGAACACAGCTCCTGCCTCGACGATACCGTCAACTTCGATTCCCTAGAGGAAGAGCTGATAGACCTTTGGCACTACACCCAGAGTCTAAAGCACCAGTACAACACCAAACTGGACGCCCTCCAAAAGAAGGTTGAACGCTGGGAGGAGATTGCCAAACGATGAAGCCCTACAACAAGGAAGAGTGGCAACAAATTACCAGAGAGTGGCTAATAGACCGTAATGCGCCCTCAACAGCCCTAGACGCCGCTTACTACGCTCTGAGGAGGGATGACCCAGATTTGGCACAGGACGCCCTAGAGGAGGCAAAACGGCGCAGGAAAGGCAACAGCAGACCGAATGCAAATTAACAGCGACTCTTAACAAGTCGTCTCGCCATGTTACAGTACCCCCATGAGGGTCAGGTTTCCAAAGACGGGTACGCTTGTTGAAGCCCACTGGCTGGACGCCGTAGGGTACATCGGAACATCACAGGCCGAGGCTACCCCTTCAAAGTGTAATACAGTTGGCTGGCTAGTGGCGGTCAAGGATGACCACATCGTAATCGCCACCTCCATCTACGAAGACGGAACAAGTGGCGACTACACCGTCCTCCCTCTCGGCATGATAACGAAAGTCGAGATACGCAGATGAACCCAACTACACGTCCACCGCGACACGCTTCATCTCACCCTTGGGAGGTAACGCAGCAAGCACATTGATGTTCACTAACGGCTTCTCACTGTTGTCCTCGATGTTGTGTATCTTCCGCATCTGGTTATCCAACGTTACCCACGCATCAATAGCCACCCGCATCTCCTTCATGTTGCCTTGCGACATAGCCGTCACCGCCGCCTGAAACAACGTGTACAACTTGTCGCCAGTCTGCAACGACCGCTTCATGTGCTGCTCCCCAGTCTTACACACTATCTTGGACAACTTACTGTTCTGGTCGTCAGTCTGCTTGACTATCTCCTCAGCCACCGCCTCACGCGCCTGAGACTGGATAGTGTCCCTCTGCTCAAACCACTTCTCCTTAGAGGAAATCTGCGCTAGGTAGCTGTAACGCACATTGTTCTTCCTCGCTAGATCACGCAAGCTGATATTGGATCGGGTGAATTCGCCGTGCAAGGCTTTCCAGTCATACTTCTTCTTATTCGCCATACCTCAACAGAATACAGAAAACCCCAAAAAATGCCACACACCATTACTATTAACACGGCCCCCCGCGAAAGGGGTGGCCCCCCCGGACTGTACCCGCGCCCCAGTCGGCACAGAATAAGCATTCTTATTTGAATCTGCCCCATGCCACCGCCGCCAGCCCCTCACACAATCGGCCCCGGCTCCATCGGCCTTATCCGTTCGACCCAGTAATCGTGGAGCGAAAAAGTGTTGGCGTGATTCTGGCCAGTAGAGTGTAGAGGGAATGAATGGTCAAACCCTCCACGGAAATCCTTATCAGGGATTCTGATAACAACAACACACAAAGTGAAGGGACAAGCATATGAAGTTAGCAGAGCAAATCGTTCGAACCATCATGGGCAACCATGACTGCATCAATGATACCGTAGACCACCTGAGCAGTCTCGGCGTGACCACCGACAGCCGCGACGTAGTTGACGGCGGCGTTGGGAAGTTC